AGGCCGACTCGTACCAGAAGCCGTCCATGAGCTGCACGTCGAAGGCGACGCGGGCGACCCGGTTCGACAGCGCCTCGGACTGCTCGAGGCCGCCGAGGTAGCGGGCCGTCGCCGTATGCGTCGGGGTGCCCGCCGTGTCGATCGTGCGCGAGATCGTGAACGTGTCCCCGCCGTTGAGCACGAGGGAGCCGAGGCTCTTGAGGTTGGTCTGCATCGCGGGGCGCGTGGCCCCGGCGATAATTCCTCCGAAGGTTACGACGCGGGGACCCCACCACGGGGTTGCCGCGATGGCGCCGGTGCGGCCGGGCACCGAATAGTCGTCCTGGCGCAGCGGCGGGATGCCGATGTTGCCGTCGATGACCTGGAGGTGGGTGAGGAACGTGGTGACGTCGGTCGCGCCGATCTTGTACGTCTCAGCCATTCACGCCTGCCAGGAAGGCCGCGCGACGCAGCGCACGGGGGAGGGATGTCTCGGCACGCTCACCGGGAGCCGACTGGACAGTGATGCCGCCGTTGATCGTTAGGCCGCCACCTGAGCCGCCTGCGGTCGGGGTCATGCCCGCGAGCGGGTTGATGCCGCGGTTGAGCTGCGAGAAGAAGCCGCGCCCGAACTGCTGCACCGCAGCCTTGCGCACCACAAACTCGCCTGGCGTGAGCATGGCGGGGACGGTGTCGGAGCCACGGCCTCCCAGGCCGATAGGGCCACCGGCGGCGCGCATGTGCGGCGGCAGGCTGTTGGCGTTGTTGACGACGATGTCATAGGTGAACGTGCGGGTACCGGTGGGCAAGCCCTCCATGCGCTGCTTCAGATTGTCCGCCAGAGTGTTGTTCTCGCGGAACTTCGCGATCAGGGTGTCGAAAGGCTGAATTAGAGAGGCGCGCACATCGGGCGGCACACCCATCTGCTTGAGCACGTCGTTGGCGTCCGCTGACGCCTGCTCCATCGTGCGGATCTTCTCGGCCGCTGTCTGCTGGCCCTCCGCCACCTTCTGCGCCGAAGTGAAGATGTCGTCAAGGGCGTCAGCGTTAGCGCGCCCCTTCTCGGTCGTGTCGTTGAACGCGCGACCGTTCTCCTTCACTGACTTGCGAAGGTCGTCGAGGGCGGCCTGGTATCCGCGGACGGCGTCATTCTTTGAGGTCAGGTCCCCAAAAATCTTGAGTTCCGAGTTGAGGTTCTCGAAATACTGCTCGGTCTCTTCGGCTTCGCGGGCGAGTTTGCCCATGTCGTCGGTGGCCTGCTGGATACCCGATGACACCGTGCCGGAGAGAACGTCGGCCATGTCCTTGCCGCGGGCGGAGAAGACGTCGGACTCGTCAGCGCCCAGGCCAATCGCGTCAGCAAGCATCTGCCAGGGGCCAATGTTGTTGACGACGGCGATGTTGACGAGGTTGCCGAACAGCTCAATGGCGCCCGACATCTTGCCGATGGTTCCGGCAAGTTTGCCGATGGTGCCGCCGATCTGCTCCATCTGCGGCTCAAGGTCTTGCAGCGTCTTCATCAGGTCTTCGGTGCTGCCGCCAAGTCCTTCTTGGAAGGCGTCAAGGAACCCCTTGCCGAAGGCTTCCATGAGTTCGTCTGCGGCGATGGTGAGCCGGTCGATGGTGCCCGCGAACGTGTTGGCGCGGGCTTCGGCCTGGCCTCCGAAGAGGCGCGTCAACTCACCAGTGATTGCGGTGAGGTCGCCAGTCTTGAGCACGGCCCCGTCGATGCTGGGGGCGAGGCGGCGCAGCGACGTGGTCTGGCCGTTGGCGGCCTTGGAGAGCGCGGCGGTGACGCTAGTGAGGTCGCGGCCCGTGCCGGCTGACACATCGAGCGCCAGGTTGAGTAGGTTTTGGGCGTCGTACAGGTTGCCGGTCGCGGCGGCGAGTTGCCCCAGGGCGGGCCGCAACTGGTCGTCGGCGACGCCCGAGGCGCGCTGCGTCTTGTCAATGAAGTCGTCGACGACGGGCATGGCGAAGCCGAGGGCGAGGTTGTCCAGCGCCATCTTGAGGCGGGCAACCGACTTCTCTTCCTCGATGGCGGCCTGGACTGCTTCGACGCCGAGCTTGAGGGCGAAGCCTGCGGCAGCTGCGCCAGCAAGGGCGAACGCCGGGCCGAGCGCGCCGCGAAGCGTGCCGCCCAGTTGCTTCATGGGGCCCTGAGTCTTGGCCGCTTGCATCTTGAGGCGGTTGAGGTCTGCCTGGGCGCGCTTGAGGTCGCGGTCGTTGTAGTCGGTGCCGACAACAATCTGGATGCCCTTGCCTGACCCGCTTACTGCCATGAGGGCAACCTCCTATTGACTGCGTCGACGGCCCGGTCGCACGCGGCCTGGATGCGCTTGATGGCCTCGGGATACTGCGTGACGATTGCTTTGCCTGCGAGGCGTCCAGATCTGGGCCGGTCGCCTGAGGTGTAGAGACGCCCGTAGCGGCTCAAGTTGCGAATGAACTGGCCGCCGTCAGGGTGGGTTGAGATGCCGCCAAGGCCGTTCTTGCCGGCCGACTCGTAGATGGCAGCCACGGCACCAGTCATGTTGACGGTGACTGAGACGCCGCGCCGCTTGCTGCTGGCGGAAATGGGCGCCCAAGCGGGCCAGCCCGCGCCTCCGCGGGTGCGACCTCGAGCCGCGCCCGTCTCGCGCCAGCCACTCATCGGAGGCTGGGTCGGAGCGTTGGCTCGGATGTAGGCGGCAAGATCCCGGCCGACGTTGGAGATCTCCTTGCCGACCTGCTTGGCGGTCTCGGGCTCCATTGTGCGCAACGCGCGAACGGCTTGGTCGGCTCCTTCAACGCGCACCGTGAAGTCGGTCATGTCAACTCCTCCGGCTTTCGTTGGCGCGCCATGACAGGTACTTCGACATTGTGAAGATCATGCGGTCGGACTCGGCCAGCACTTGTGACGGCGTGATGCCGTACTCGTAAGCCAAGTGGACGATCAGCCAGTGGGCGTTGTCGTCCCCTCCAAAGGGACGATCTTCCCCTGACCAAACTCGACGTTTTCTACCTTGTCCAGCCAGGTGTCGAAGTCGTCGGCCGTGCGGGCAGTGCGGTGCAGCGAGTGCCACGCCAGCCAGCAGGCGTCGGTGAGGCGGAAGTCGTCGGCGAGTCGGGCGATGGAGCGGTCGTGTGCCTGCTCAAAGGCCACCTGGTCGGCGACGGAGGCCGTGGCCTCCGCCGCCGTGCCGTCGGCGTAGGTGATGGTGAAGTTGATGCGCAAGGGATTCTCCTAGGCCTAGAACGTGCCAGCGGTGGAGCGGCTGATTTCGCCGACGGCGGGCCACGTCACATCAAATGTGGTGAGGTCGCCGACCTGGCCGTTGACCGGCGTCTGCTGGGAGCAGAGAACCGGGATGGTGTAAAGGGGCGCGGTGGACGTTGCGGTGCCCTGTGTGGGCGAGGTGCCCGCGAGGATGACCACGTTGGCCGTGCCTCCGAAGACGCCAGCGAGAGTGGCGCTGACGCTGGAGGCGTCGTAGTCCTGGTGCAGGCTGATGGTGACCGAGGCGTCCTTCAGCCCGGCGATGCGGCTGCGTGCAGACTGGCCGAACGCCGTGGTCTCGATCTCGTCGACAGTCTCGGTGACCTCGACGCTTGCGATGTTGGTGGTGAGCTCGGTGCTGCCGACCTTCACCCGGATGTTCTTGCCGATGAACTTTGCCATTCTGGTTACTCCTTAGCCGGCGGCAATGACGGTGACCGAGAATTCGGCCGTGTGGTAGGTGACGTCCCCAATGGCGAGCGAGCCCTGGTTGGTCATTTCTGTGACTCGGCAGTCCAAGGCTTTGCCCCCGAGGGAGCGGTCACCTTCAATTGCCGCCTTCACCGACGCGCTACCACTAGAGGCGCAGTAGGCGTCGAGGTTGGTCTGTGATGCCCGGTCGGCTACGCGGCCGACGATGAGCATGATGGTGAACTGGTATTCGTCCGACCCGCGCCCGAAGGCGGTGTCGTACTGGATGCGGCCCGGCATCACTACGGCGACGGGCGGCTGCGGGTTGTCGGGGATGTAGGCCGAGGAACGTAGGCCGGTGATGGTTGCGAGCCGGTTGGCGAGCCCGGTGCGCAGGTCGGTGAGGGCGGTCATGCGACACCGTTGACGCGGCGGTAGCCCTCAACGAGCTGCACGACGTCGGGGTCCAGGCCGCGGCTGACGCGCATGATGCCCATGTCGCCGAAGCCGGCCACACCTAGGGGACTCTGCAAGCGGCTGAAGATTCTGGAGGACTGGAGAATGGTGGCCTGCGTCACCGTGACCGGGATGTTGGGCCAGCCGAAGACAGCACGAACCTTGATTGAGTTTTCGGCGCCGGTGGGGAACGAGTAGTCGCCGATGGCGCGGATGCGGGTGAACGGCCACACGACGCCGCCGAGGTAGTCGTTGATCGGCTCGGGCTGGGCGTCGCCCTGCCCGCCCGCGGTGCCGATCGTCCAGGTCGTGTCGTAGACGCCATCAAGGCCCGTGGACGTTTCAACCTGCGCGATGGATCGGGCGTCGTCGATCTGCACGACGTAGGGGTTCTCGGTGTTGTAGTAGCGGGTGACGGTGCCAGCGTTGATGAAGTTGCGCCCGCAGTAGGCGTCAATGAGGCGCGAGGCAGACTCAACAGCCATCTCGAGGAGGGCGTCGTCGGTGGCATCGCCGGACGGGATGCGCAGCGCAGACTTGATCTGCGCCAGGGTTGCGTAGCCGTTGCTAATCGCCACGGTCAGCCTCCGATTTCGTAATGCTTCCGCATCCAGTCGACGGTCAGGGGAAGTCCCTGAGCGAGCCTTGTGCGCGGGTTGTGGTGCAGCAGTGCCTTGGCCTTGGAGATGTCAGGCTTCTTGCTCGTCACGTTGTGCTTGTCCAGCGGGAGCCGGTTGACGAGGGACGGGTGGGCGCCGGTGACCTCAAGCAGCATGTTGGCCATGTCCTCCACGCTGACGTACTCGTCGCCTCCGACGTTCACGGTCTCCCCTGGGGCGAAGCTCGTGGCGGCGTTGGCGAGCGTCACGATGAAGTCGCCCTGGTACATGAAGACCCGGTGATAGTTTTCATACACCGTGATGGGCTTGCCCGTCAGCAGCCGGTAAGCGAAAAGGCAGACAACCGACCGGTAGTCGTGATACCGCTCGCCGGGGCCGTAGGCGTTGAAGAACCGCAGCGTCATGGTCTTGGTGCCGTAGCGGTCCGCGAAGTTGCGGATCTGCTCCTCGTTGACCCGCTTGCTGATGGCGTAGTCGTTGGTCAGGCGCGGCTGCGGGTTGTCAAGGAGGTAACGCTCGTCGATGGCTTCGGCGTCGGCCTCACCATAAACCTCGGAGGAGGAGGTGAAG